CCAATCGGTTCTTCAGCTTCTTGTGAAGCCTGCCGGTGGCCTCATCTCGACGTGGCACATATTCCAGCCTGCCGAGCGCAGATCTAGCTACATGGTACTCTTTGCTATTGACCACCACTCGGAGAGACTTGTTTTTGCATCGATCCCAATAGGTCAGCAGGCCAGGATAACCCATCTTGAAGGCTTCCAAATACTTCTCGGCATCATCCTTCGATAAGCTTGGTATGGCTTCCATCAGGTAGGGAATGCCGCCACCATACAGCGCCCCGAAGTTGATTACCTTGGCAGTTTTTCGCTGCTCTGGCGTGACTTCATCCACCTGCACGCCGAAGACCTTGGACGCAGTGACCTTATGCAGATCTGCGCCCTCATGATAGAGGCGTAGTAAGGTAGGCTCGCCGCTAATCTCGGCGGCAAGACGCATCTCAATATTGCTGTAGTCGCATTCTACCAGAACCCGCCCAGGACCTGCCTTGAAAAGGTATCTCAACTCTTTGCTGATCTGCTGGGCATTTGGGCCACTTGAAGTGTATCTGCCTGTCCTGGTGCCAATCTGCTGGTAACTGGAGTATATGCGACCTTGGTCGTGATTCTTCAGCCACGATCTCAAAAACCGCTGTTGCATCTGGTATTTCTTCAGCTCTCGAAGCATACCAGCCAAAGGCTTCTCGGGTTGCTGCTGCAGAAGTGCCTTTATGGTGGCTTCGGAAGAGTCCTTGACGTCATCACCATAGACCTGCTGCAGAAGTGTCTTGAGATGTTGGCTGCTGGCGAGGTTCAATTGTCGCCTTTTCTTGTCCTTGCTTGGTGATTTCCATCCGGCATCTCTGGCAATAGTCTTTATTGCCGCTTCACCATCGTCTATGATCTGCGTCAGAGATGCTATCTTGGCCTGCACGCCGGGAATGTCGAGAGGTAGGCCCGTCTGCATGGCCTCGACCGTCATAGGTAAGCAGTCAAATTCTATCTGCGCCACCCTGGTCAATCCTGCCTCTTCCAGCTTCTCCTTCAGCACTGGATAGAGCTGGATTAGAATTTCAGAATCTTTCAGGGCATAAGATAGCTGCTCCTCAGTATGCACCCCTGACCAGTCCGACTTCTGCATTCCCTTGTCCAGATCTGCGCCCAGCAGATCCTTAACCACTGCCTTTAGGCCCGATTTCCCCAAAGAATTCTCATATAGACCAGCTATCAGCAGTTGGTAGGCTATCATGGAATCAAAAAGATTAACCACCGGGAATCTATGCCCTACTGCTACACGGATCAAACCGAGATCGTATGCCAGATTGTGGCCGATTTTGACTACATCAGGATTGGCCAGCACCGGAAGCAGCCGTTTATATTCTTCTGGTTGCAGTAGGCCAGAGCTGGATTCTGACGCCCAGGAAAGCAGCTTTGGCGTGGCTTTGCGTGCATCCAGCCTGATTTTAGGCTTCTTCTGACCGCCATAAACGGGTGTCTCTCCACCAGCAGTTTCAAAGTCAAAGGCCAAGAGTTTCATGCAGCCTCCGGAAATTCTGCCAAAAATCTCTGCAGGCTACTCTGGCCACCATCTACCAGAAATTCCTCTACAATTCTATTCAATTCTACCTCTACTCTACCAACATTTTCAGTATCAGTAGATTGATTTTTTGATTTGGTAGAGAAAGTAGAGTTTTTGGAGGCCGGATTCTCTCTAGGGGAATTCCTGCCACCCTCCTCTTCTTTGTTTTCCCTATACTCTTTTACTCTATATTTCTCTACAATTCTACTATATAGTATACTGGTAGTGGTTTCAATGGTAGAGTTATGGTAGAATTCGGTAGAATTGGTAGAGTTTAGGAGATCAGGGAAAGCATTCAAGAGTACAGTGAATACAGGCTTATCCTCTGCTCTGGCCTTCTCCAGGGTGGTCATGGTCCCCTCGAAGAGATCTTCATCAAATTTCAGTCCCTTATAGCCACTCCGATTGGTGCTATTTATTTTGACATCCTTCTCCCAGTAACGTTCCAGCCTATCCTGAATTAAGGTCTTCAGTGCCTTGCTGCCAAGAGCACTGCTGTTGGTCACAGTACCATATCGCCTATAGGATGTCCGGAGAGTATCTGTATGCACCCGGTCCTCACCATTGGCCGTAGCCGTCAGGAACAGCTCCAGGAACACGTCACCGCTCCGACTCTGCAGCGCATACTCCTGCAGACCACCATCTCGATGGTGGATCATCCGCTGTTTGATAACCTCCGGAGCACGTTCCAGCACCAGATTCAGCACACCACTCAATTCTTCCGGGGTAGTAATCCTGTCAATGATATGAGGGTCCCTCTGCTTCTCCATCGGTCCCTCGGGATTATCCACGTACCTCCAGGGCAGATCCCACCTGCAGATTCTGCGCTCTGCACCATAACTGGTATCTGATATTGCTGGCATGACGTTTGTATCAAAAAACCATTTCAGGTACAGCAGAGCATTGGCCATGCCCTTAAATTTCTGCTCTGCTGGCATCTTCTCAGAGCACCGCTTGATGAACTCCAGGGCGATGGCATTGACTTCTGTCTCATTAGCGAAATTCACTCGGCACCTAGTCAAGAATCCAGTCATGAACCGCTGCTTAAGATCTTTTAGCGGGATTGATCTGCAGGCATCAGATCCAACGAAATCTCTTATGAAGTCTTTAAGTATGCTTCTGCCATTGCTGCCGAGGCCAGGCGCAGCTACAAAGAAGTCCATGGGCTCGTTAATGAGAATGCCGGCCAGGAAGTCGAGGATGCTGAGTCTGTCGTCATCCGTGGCGGTGATGCTCTCCAAGAACTTGATAAACTCTGGACATTTGGCATCAGGATCATATCGCACCGGGATTGGCATACTGATCAAATCCATCGGCGCAGCTTTTCGGGCCTTTCCAGTCTGCAGGTCCAAGACCACGCCTTCGGCGCAGCCTACCAGGTAAGGGTTGGTGATGTCAAACTCTACTGGTTTCAGCCGGAGTTTTCCCCTGATCCTGCGCAGGACATCATTAATGTTTTCAGAGTCAGAAAGATTCTGCGCAGTCTCGTCCAGGAAGTAGCCTATTAACTGAGAGCCTCCGGGATGCCAACTGCCACCTTCATAGTACCAGACTTCAGGTTTATCGTCTCTCGAATCAAAGATCTCCATGGCCAGTTTCATCTTTGCCAGGATCGCCTTTGCTGCCTTTGTTCGATCAAATACATTGGCTACATCCCCGTTGGCATTGGTTTTCTTAGTGGTGATGTCATCTAAAGAAATGGGTGGGTTCATTGGTCCCACTCCCATTCTGCTGAGCAATCCTCGATCATCCGTCGAAGCTGGTCCTGGTTATTTTCTAGTTGTTCTTCCAAATCTAGAATCCTGGCATTGCTGTAGGAGAGCTGGTCTCGGAGGTCTTCCAGCTCTCCGGTATCCGTCTGTTGGCTCCGGTAATCAATCACGATAGTTTTAAGTATGATAGACATATTGTACATATCAGTAATCTCCTAGTGGTTGGGAGTCTTTGTTTGCGCCGCCCGATGCTGGAAACATCTGGCATTTTCCTATTATCATGCTGTTCCTGCTCCGGCCTTGGCCATCGCTTCATCGATGAGAAGCCGAATGCTTTCTCCGAGTGGAATTTTATGTTCTTCTGATATCTGCTCCAGGAACCTTCTTTGTGCTGAAGTAGTTCGAGTAGCCACGTTGTCAGACAGTCTTTCGCGTTTTTTACCTTTCATAGATTTCATCTCCTAGCCATTATACGGCTATACACCATAGAAATGACTGGCAAACATCTATAAAAAGATATCTCTTGATTACCTATTGTTGTTATCGTTTTTGTTTTTATTTTATTCGTATTATATAACGCTAAATCCGATAACTATATCTACCAATAAAGCGGATTATATAGTATGACCGACAGACACAATACGCTTCGCTTGCTTGAAGACGGTGAGTTAAACGCTAAGCAGCGAGCCGATTTTTACTACAGAACATCTAAAACAATTGCGAAAGAATTAGAAAAAATCAAAGAGCTTTGCGATCTCCTGGGGGTGATTCCAGATAGTTATCTGGAGAAAATTGATTTTAGAGAGGTCGCGACATCCGCGATGAAATTGACTGAAATACTCATAGAAAAATCCAAGCCCGCGCACATAAGCCGAGAGTTGCTTGATGGTAGCGCACATGCAGAAAGGTTCTACACGGTCGCGTTAGGCAACTCGCTGCCAGGGCTCAAGAATGCGACCATGAATTTAGGCGTTAAGTACAAACCAACAAAAGAGGATCTTCGCTTCTACCAAAGGCTTCACGACCACAAAAACCACATCATACCAGTGGTGGTAGACAATGGAAAATACCCGCTCAATGAGTTTGTTAAAGAAATCCTGCCTGATATCAAAGATAAAGATCCTGATGCAAAGATCACGAATAGAGGTATTATTGGTTATATGTCGCCCGAAGAGTTCGATGTAACAAAAGAACCCGAGCCGATGGACCCCAAGCTTTTGGATGCAATTGAAAAAGTGGCAAAGGAAATTGGCACTGGATGGCCACATAATATAACGGCTATACCAGATTATCCAAGTGTATTCAGGAGCGACTCAGAAGAGCCCAAATAGCCCGCTCGCTCCTTTTTTGCACCAGTTCGGTGGCATTTTCACAAGCTTCGTGCAGAATGTCATAGAAATTTTTTCGCGCAAAAAAAAAAAATTAGGCCATGATCGGCCCGTTTGCCTTTTCTCCATTTGGTCCTACCCATCCGCCAGTAGGCCGGATGCTGCCCGCCTCCACCTGCTCCAGCTTCGCGCCGAAGTGCTTTCTCATGTGCTTGCATGTGCCGCCGCGATATGCCACACTCGGGCAACTGCATTTAGTCGCGGTCGTGACATAATAGACATCCTTCTTATTCGACAGAACCAGCACTAAGCGGCTCTCTTCTCCCTCTTGCGTGAACTCAACTGTCGCGGGTAATGGGTCCACCGCGCGGCCTTTCCAAGTTAAGAGAGCTTTCACGGCTTCGACTGATTGCGTTTTGGGACTTGTGCCATCAAAGAGTGTCTTTCCGTCCATGTTTACATTCACCATGTACTAATAGTACATTAATCATATATAAATGTATCTTAGGTACAAAACAAAAGTAAAGTACTTATATCATTGGATGGTAAATACATAGCACATGGAGAGCATGACATTTCCTGCAAAAATTCTAAAACCGCTGAGAATTACGGTCCCTGAAGCGGTGGGGGAAGCACTCGGGTTAAAGCCCGGGGAGCTGGTTGAAGTAAGCGTTAAAAGAATACAGAAAAACCAAAATTGAAGGAACGAAAACGTTTGAATAGTAACCTATAAGTCAAATTAGATAGTAACCGCAAGTTAAAAAATGGTTTTCTGGCAGGTTGCCGCCCGCCAGGAAAAGGCACACGCTATGGAAGTGCTACACTATGGATGTACGTCTAGCTGAAAGCATAAATACCTTTGGGACATCACCCAAAGCCGATGTACCGCAATCAGAACCCGTTATTTCTCTAACCCTTGACCAACTTAAAGGTCTGATAGAAAGTGCCGTCCAAGAGGCAATTAACCCTATTCTCGATGAAATCAAGGACCTTGAGACCAAGATTGCCACCCTTGAGTCCACGCAAGAACAGGAAATTACCAGGCTCTGTTTGGACATTGCATACGATAGGCAGCGGATCACAAAACTAGAAATTCCTGAACAGGAACCGCCAAAAGAGTACACTTCCAAGGTCGCGAGCCACCTGGACGAGATAGTTAAAGCTCTGGTTGATCGCGAAAATCAATCAAAACTGTCCGGGCAGAAATGGGATTACATGGCGTTTTGGGAGGTTGAGCAACTTCTGGATCTCTCCCATCGCAGGATCTCCCAACTCGCGGACATTGCCCGAAACGATCCGAGATTTGCCCTTGGATGGCATCCCCGAAAGAAGAACATGAAGGTTTTCCGGTTGAATCATTTCGACCTTGGATTTATCGCTCACGAACTTCATAAAAAAATGAATGGAGAAAAGTAGAAATTTCTAGTTTCTACCTTCGGACCTGAAACCAATAGCAGTAAATGATGGTTTAAAAGCCGCATTCCAACTTTGATACTAAGTTTGGATCAGTTTGCATTGCCTTAGTTTGAGATAGAGATAGAATAAGACAAAATATATATAAATAACAAGAAGGCTTCTATATTCACAAGATTTCAGGCAGAATCCTAGAAACTGGAAATTTCCATGTTTCGCAATGAAAAAAATTCTCCAGTTCGCAGATATTATAATAGCGAATGAATATTATTTCCTTGGCTGGATCGATATGGTCGCCGGACTGTTGCCAAATGAAACGATCAGTTCAACAACATAATATTCGACTCGAACACGGAGCTATTATACAGCTTCATGAGCAATTCAGTGAGACAGGCAGTCAACTGAATACTTTCGCTCCATGCCAAAAACTTATAGCCTTTTATTTACAATCCCTAATTAGATTCATAAAGAATACTATAAATCCGCTTATGGATGGCGAAAGAAATGAACACGATACTTGTCTCATATGATCTCTCCGCACCGGGCAGAGACTATCCCAAGCTTCAGGAACATTTGGAATCTTACGGCGATTGCGTGCATCTATTGGAATCTGTTTGGCTTGTTAAGACTAATTCCACGGCATTGCAAGTTTGCCAGGCGGCAGAAAAATGCATAGATCAAAATGATAAGATCTTTGTAATAGATGTAACAAATAAATTCGCAGCATGGAATAATCTCGACGATAGAGTTTCAGAGTGGCTCAAATCAAGAATGCGAATCTGAAAAACCCTATTATTCAGCAAGCCTGGGGATCATCGGTTATAGGGCATTACAGAAATTATAATATAGAAGAGATAAAAACTTGCATTCAGAGACTAATGCCGCGCCGCTTAGCATATTCCTCAAGGCTGATAAAATCATCTTTTTCGCGTTCTAAGAGTGCTTGAAGCTCTTCAGCAGTTGATTCTTCTTCTTCATCAAGGGCGGCAAAATCCCTGTCATTAAGTGGCTCTAGCTCTACTCTTGTCGCTCTGATTCTAGTTCGTGCTGCCATTAAGTTACCATCTCCATCTTGTTAGTATATCGATTTATCTGTAATCAGATTTTCTTTTCTTTGGAAATATTTTTAATAATTTTATAATACTTTCTGTTTCATCGACTTCGTACTCAACTCGGAGCTTACCAACTCGCAACCTGTACATTTTATCATTTCCAGCTACTGGTACTATATCCATCAATGGTCGTGGTCGGTAAGGATCTCTCTTGAGTTCTTCCAGATGGGTGAATATCTTTCTCACGGCGTTGGAAGGAAGTTTATCAAGGGCTTTTTGTGCCGTGCGTGAAAACTGTAACTTGAATGCCATTGTGACTCCTATTCAAGCTCTTCCTTGTCTTTCAGCTTCTTAATGTTCTCCCACGTGGTCGCTTTCGGGTAGCCGATCTCCTTGGCGATCTTTGCGGCATTGTGCTCTCCAGCCTTCCACAACTCCTTAATCTTCGTGATGGCCATAGGGTCCTGGGATAGTCTTTGTCTTTTGGCCTTTGGGCTATCTGGCAGTTGGGACTTTGGGCCCTTTCGCCCTTGGGCCAATGTGACTTTATGCTCTTGGGCTGGTATAATCTCCGGTTCTTGAGATATAGGGACTTGTGACACTTGGGCCCTTTCGCCCTTGGGCACTTCTTCCATTTGACCTTTGGGCGGTCGGGCCATAATGTCCAAGATCTCTTTGCACTTTGGGCACGCGGCCTTGATGATCAGTTTGGATGCTGTATCCTTCAGGCTGTCACCGTGCAGCATAGCCTCTACTTCCAGCACCTTATAGGCGTCGGGGCTCAGGGTGACTTTGTCCCTTATGTCTTTGGGCATAAGTTCTAATGGGCCCTTGGGCTATTTGGCCCTTGTGCCGAAGGGCTTAAATTCACATTTATCAACAATTGCCCGATATTGGGTTTTCGCTATCAGCAAGCCACAAAAGAAGCTGCATAATCTGGAGCGCAACATCAGGGGCAACGAGGTCGAAAGGCTATTTATAAAATTCTATATGGCTTTAGACGGATAGAAAATTGAGGACAAACTAGCGAGTTATACTTAGTGTTGACGTTACCAAAAAAATTAATGGTCAATTAATGCCGTACTCTTGCATAAAGTTATAGGAAAGTCCTTTCTTTATCGAAGGGACTATTTCGTAGCTATCCGCTACTCGAAACAGATTTGACCATTGGAAGTTGTTCCAGTCTATTTTCTCGGCGGTTGCGCGGTTCATCTCGATCGTAAATGCCTTTGATACATCCGATTTTCCATAAGCATCTGTGAAATCCGCCATCTGCATAATAGCAGCGCGTTCAATTTTTGGATTCTTGAATAATTCTCTGAATATTTCCTCAAATGTTATCAAAGAACTTTTGATCATCCATTCTTCATTCAAAGCGGTTTTAGGAAGCAACTTAATAAGCACGTAATCATTACTTGCACTCATAACTTCATATTCATAGCCGCCATTGTGTGATTTTAAAATGTCTTCTATAGTATTCGTGGTTATGTTATCTTCTTGCTTGACCGCCACTGTTTTTATCGATTCAGTTGGTGAAGGAGACGTCGAAGCATTTTCCTTGGTAGATGTAGCAAGAGAGTGTTGATCCCCTTGAGGTGATGGTAGTATGGCACCTAAAACTATGAGAAAAACGAATGCATAGACGATATATCCAACCATCCGCATGGTTTTTTTATCGCTATTGATTAGCGGCAGCTTCTCTTTTATTCCCGTTTAGATCCCTCCATGATTGATTTAGAACTAAAGTGTTGTATCAAATACTGGCCGGGGCACTTCATAGCTTGCTAAAGAATATGCGTGCATATAAGCTTATAGCACGAATACCCTAAACTCTTCCGTACCCGAAAGGTTAGGCCCTGTCATCACTTTTTTTATGGGATATTCGGTCGTCGTGCCATACTTGCGAATCGTGTCATTTACCACATATGCAGCTTTGGCTATCACTTTTGCATTACTCTGAGTCCAAACCCCGGAGGAGTTCACATAAGCAACCTGAACATCTTCCCATCTGCAATCAAAGTCCGTATAGGTAACTGAGTAGATGTCAGCTCCTCCGGTATCGATGCACGTTATCTTAACGTTGCAGTCGATATTTGCCGTGGTGATGGTGGGCAGGGCGGTTAAGTTGGTGGTCGTGGTCTTGGTTGCTGCCGCTGTAAATGTGAGCGTCTCGGCATTCACCGTGACGGTTCCTGCGCAATCGGTATGTGTGTCACTGGCAGATAGGGTAATCTTGCACTTAAACGTCACCGCCGGAGCCGCGCCGATCAAGACCAGAGTTGCCGCGCTCAGATCGTTGTAGAGCGTCCATAGGGTCGAGGTCTTCTTTTGCGCTACCTGGTTGAGATAGTTATCAATCAGGCTCATAAGATCGGCACTCCGGCGGCCAGGAAGGGCTTTAGGAGCTGCCTAGCCACAAAGGAAGTTAGCCGGGGAACTTCTGAGGGCGTTGCAAAGGTCTCAGATAGCTCCAATATCCTGAAGGATGTCACCCCTTCGTTCTGCAGGGCTCGCCTGCTGGAATTGCCAGAGGTCAAAAGCTCAAGGCATTCCTCGGCACACGCATCTTTCACGATCTGAGGCGTGATAAGGTTGCCTGAACCGTCTTCTTCTGCCAGGTAATAGCCGCCTCTTGCCAGGGGGATGTATCGGGGAAATGCGTTTGCCTGGCCAGGGTCGTACTTCCGCCCCTTGAAAGGCAGGCTGTTTATGGCCTGAGTTGCCATCCTTATGGCGCTGGCCTTGTCTCCGGCTGTGGAATTGGTCCAAGTAGAAGAGTTGAGGCGTGTTGTAAAATAGGTATTCGCTTCTGTGACTGTTATATAATCAGTCGTATAAATCACCCCTTAAAAAGAGGTGCCCCTTAGGGCAGTCGGATGGCTATGATACGGCCACGGGTCGCGTTTATATCAACGTAGAGCTGCCCATTGGATTGCTTGAACCTGGAGCTTTCAAAGGGTCCGAGAACGTAGGTCTTGTTGACTGCCAGGGTAAAGGTAGCATTTCCAAGGCTGGATCTCCAGAAGGAGCCCTTTTCAACGGTTACGTTGAGTCCGTGCGTGCTTGCCGCTGTGGTGTTTACCAGCAGGATTTGCTTTCCGTCTGCGGTGTAGTTCAGATAGTGGCCTGTGGTGCTGCTTAGGGCGGCCCATGCATTATGAGGGGCGGAAGAATCAGCCACAGCCCGAGTTTCACTTATGACCGTCCTGGTTGCCAGGGCCCCCGCGTTCAGGAGCAGAGGGATAATAATCAGGAAGGCGAGGAAGGACTTGAGGCTCATTTAAGCCACCGCCCTTGCAGTCAGGAGAGCCAGGCATGAGGGCCTAACCACCTTTGCACCGTAGAGGTGTAATCCCTTCACGGCATCCGCAAACGCTTTCTCTGGGCGATATGCTTCAACCTTGTTGATCTGCTCAGCAAAGGATGTAGCAATGCCGTGACCGGCTATGATCTTGCTGTTTACGTCGCCGTCTGTGGTCACAGTGGGGACGTTCAGGGACTCCAGGACATCGAAGCCTGCCACCCTGGAGATTATGCCGTTCCTGAGAGCTTCAGGGCTGCCAGAGGCGCTTATGTTGGTGAATCTCTCATCCTTAGCGAGAAGGGCAGTAAACCAGGGCGGGATGATAACCCATCGGCCTTGCTTCGGGCAGCTCGCCTCACTGAGCTTGGTGCTCAGGTCTACCAGGTAATCATAGGCGGTGGTGCCTGCTGTGGCGTTCGGTACTATGGCGCTGGCATCGGTGCCGATCTTGTTATCAGCCGCCGCGCCTGCATACATCAGCCCGGCCATGTAGGTATCCGTTACGTCAGAGAGATCATAGCTCGCCTGGCCCATTGCCGCAGTCATAACCTTGGGCTGCTGCTGCGCCTTGTCCACATCATCAACGCTGAAGTTGAAGTATTTGGCCTGCGTGATCTCAAGGCTTGTTTGGGCATCATCAAGTTCTTCTGGATCTTCGATAGGGGTGCCCTTGACATAATCTCTTATGGTGACGCTTCCGAAGCTGTTTATCTTCACCACAGAGCCTTTGCCGCTTATCTCGCCCTGATAATCGGTATTCACGACCCCGGACTGAGTATAGACATGAGCCTTTTTCAGAGACTCCAGGAGCTTGGCGCTCCATATCTGCGCTATGAAATTATTGAGGGACATTTATTTAACCTGCCTTATTAAGCGATCCATCCTTAAGCTGCGCTTCGATGGTAGCCCAATTTTTGGTGATCTCCTCCGGGGACATCCTCTCAACTTGCTGCTTGCTAAATCTCTGAGGTGTTGGAGTTGCCGGATTTGTGCCGGCACCCATCGCCGGGCCGGGCCCGATGGTTTCAGCCAACGCTTTCATACCTACCCTGAGTTCGTCCTCGGTCTTGCCAGGGACGAGCGGTATAAGCTTCTCTGGAAGGTTGACCTCTTTGGCTATTCTCGCCTTTAGGCCGTCCATGTTCAGGGCGGATAGATCGCCCTCAAGCTTCAGCCGGGTTGCTTTCTCCTGCTCCAGAGTGGTCTTTAGGGACGTGTTCTCAGCTCTCAGAGCCTCGATATCCCCGATCTTTTCCCGTTCTCTCAGCAAGCGGTCTGCAATGTGCCGGTCTAAATCGGCTTGAGTGAATTTCTTTTCGTCGGCTTCCATATTTATCCCGAAATTTTACGGATCTCGTTAACCTAGATATATCAATGTAGCTGCAAATATATAAATGTATCCTTTTAGGACAAAATCTTTACGAATTATCACAATAAGGAAAATGACCTAAAAGTTATTCATAGCTGGAGATATGGCCATCAAGGCCGTACAGGAGGAATGATTATTTTTATAAATATACATCTGAGCCCGTAACCTATGGGTCTGCGCTCCAGGAAATACAATGTAAATTATGGCCGATGGGTTGCGATTTTTCGATATCGGGCAATTGTCGATAATGTATGCTTATAGTCCCTGGAATGAGACCTCAGGAAAAGAGCATTTTACCCGGTCTCTCCTGGATCAAGGAAAAATGCAATGTTATATGCACTCACCCTACAGTAGCACCGGGTTTTCTTCTCTGATTGTTGCCGCTTCTGCTTTCCTATCGGCCTTGCTCATCTCAGGATCAAGTCTCTTAAGAGATTCTTCGATAGTGGTAAGTCCTGCTGTCTTCCTGGCGACCTCAAGGTTCACAACTTCTTTCTCGTCCCTTGGCAGCCCATCAGCCCACGTTATTTGAATATTGGTTAGCTGCGTTGCTCCAGGGGCTCGACCTACAACCTCAAGGGCAGCCGTGAGCCTGAGAACGTCCTTAATGGCAGGATCAAGCCTGAGCCTCAGCCTATTGACCTTTGCCAGGGTGGGCATCATGAGCCGCTTGAGGGCTGATCCGCTCTCTGCAAGGCCCTGCTTAAGCTCTCCGAGGGCAGCCGGGGACAGCTCCGAGACCATGTAAAGCTTCCTTATGATTAGCTCCATCTGCTGATACGCTGCTGGTAATTGAGCATCCCACACCATGTATGCAGGCGCAGGTTCGCCCTGATTGTAACCATAATACTGGCCGCCGCCGATCACAACCGCCTCGCCTGAGTATGGGTCGATATCGATCTTGCTCGCCGGGCCGGACACTGACGGGTCTGCATGTTTGGTTAAGATCCTGCTCGCCTGGATCAAGCGCTTTTCTAATTCCCTGACTAAATCATCCAGGTCTGAATAATCGTCCATGCCATAGACGCCGGAATTATCCAAGATGTTTTGAACAGGGATGATTAGGAACTCAGGAATTCCCGTTTCTACTTCAGGCTGAAGGTTCGCATACCTGGCGATGGTGGTTAAAGGGATCTCCCGGAGCTTGCCGCCTGCGAGCTGGAAGAGCTTGTTTTTGATCTTGCCGCGCTCATGAATTTCAGCCCGGACATATTCAGCATCTCCCTCTTTGAAACTCCAGGCCAGGACGTGAGCCAGGACCTCATGGCTATTATCAGGGCTCACTATCGGATACCACAGCCGGGGATTGATAACCTCGATTATGCCTTTCTTATCGAATCGGATTTTATAGAGCCCGGTGCCGTTCTTGATGACATCCATTGTAAGATCATAGGTGCTCAGGACCAGGGCATTATCTTTTATGATCCTGTCTGCGGTTGCCTGCGGGTCTGCTGCGGCCTTGAAGGGCTCACCACAGAGGAGATCTGCAAACACGGTCGTCAGGCGCTTGTACCAATTCACTGCCATGTCTACCCGATTACGGTCGTATTGTGGCTGATCATTGAAACTGCGCCTGCTGGCCACTTCAGGGAATGGGTTCAGCTCCGGCCAGACTTGCCCGTGCTTGCCCTCATAGAGTAGGGCATTCTTTGCGTATCTGTCCATTCTGGCCTGCTCTGAAGCTATTGGCCACGCTGCGCCGTCTGATATTGCTTCCAGTGTCGTTAGTACCATGTTTTCAACCTATTGCATTTATTATATATTTGAGTGCATCAATCGCATGATCCCCGCTCTTGATGGGCTTGTCTATACCTTGGGCCGCCGCTTTGGGGTCCCATGAATAGCTGCCCATCTCTTCTATGAGGTTAGGACAGTTATCGCTTATCAGAAGTGTACCGGCTTCCAGGGCATTGGCTATTTTCTGGATACCTCCGAGAACGTCATTATCGGCACCATGCACGTTCAAGCCCGCCTTGCGAGCCTCGAAGATGAAGGCAGCGGCGGAAGGATCGGCCTCGATGCTGGTCGGATACAAGGGGCCTTTGAAGGTCAGGAGATCGGCCACATACTGCGAGTTTGTTTTCTGGTTCTGCTCTTTGGGCCGGTGGTAATATTCATCTGTAATTATCCATTTGGTCTTATATCTGCACGCCTTCAAGAAAACCGTCGGATTACTCGCGCCGTAGTCGATGCCTATCCTGAGCTGGTCCATGTTCTCAACAGGCCTACCGCTCACTACATGCTTGTCCGGGTCAAAGTTGCCAAACACGGCACCCTCAGCTATCGCCCATTTGCCCTCTATCATGCGCTTGCGCCACAGGCCGGTATATGTGGACTTCAACCAGTCCTTATACTCCTGAGTCAGGAATGGGTTATCATCAAGCTCGAAATTCCAGACTCGCGCCCGGATCTCATCGGCTCGATCAATAAAATTCTTCTTCATCCAATGGGCAGGCGGGCCAGGGTTCATGGTAGCCCATGCCTTGGAGCCTGGGAGAGACAGCCGAGACATCAGCATATTGAATACTTCATAGGGATAGGTGGCGGCCTCATCACAATAGGCATCATAGAAGGTGGGGCCTTGGACTTTGGGCAGGGCACCAATATTATTCGCACCCACCAAATATATTTTGCGACCAAATAGGAATAACTCGCCGGTCCCTGAATTGAGGTGACAGTGCTTCGGGCCTACGAACTCACGCAAGGGATCTATGCAATTGCGGGCCAAAGTGCGCTCGGTATTGCCAACCATCACACGCGGCACATTGACGGGGCCAGAGCCTACACGATCAGCCCAGGTTATGAGGGAGCCAACCGTCTTCGTGGAGCGCACCGCACCGGAGAGCAGGAAGAGCTTGCTATCTTTATCCTCAAGGCTCTCAATCCAGACCTCAGCCGCTTTGCTCTCAGGTGGCGGGAGTTTCCACATGGCCCCCCCTCATCGCTTTGAGTTCCGCCCTCATGGCCTGGAGCCCGGACTCCTGCCCATCGTCCGAGGTTGCCCTTGAGAGGATTTCAGCCGCTTTGTAGGGGCCGGACATAATCGAACCTATTGAGCGGTAGTCTTTGGCCGCCCTGGCCTCTCTGGCAGATCCTAGGGAGATCTCAAGGCACTCCTTCAGGAGAGATGTAAGCTCAATGCCGTGCTTGGCCTCGGCTGCCTTTTGCGCTTCCTGGAGCGGTTTGCTCACATGCCCGGCTTTGACGTGTCGCGCTATGTTGTCCTTATCTGTCGCGAATTGGCGCGCAATGTCGCGGTAGGACTGCCCTTTCAAAACTGAGGCGTCTATCTGTAGTCGGTCAGGGTGGGAGCATATTGAGCATTTTCTCATAGTTACCTATGAGGAGAATATATCCGTTCAATAGTATAAATAATTATCCTTTAAGGACAATGAAGAAGAGAAATTGTCCTAAAAAGGGAAATAACGAAATAATGTCAAGCAACCGCTTCCACAAAGGACCAGTTGCCGCCAACCTTGATATCGGCCTTACAGGGTGCATCCTGAAAGATCTCACTGGCAGCAACCATGAACACTCGGTTCACCAGCTCAGAACACTCCTCCGCTCTCTCGGCAGGGCACTCTAAGAGTACTGAGTCATGCAGGGACAGAAGGAACTGGAAATCCACATACTCAGGCTTACAGAACTCCTTATACAGTAGTCCTGATGCCAGCTTGAAGAGATCAACGCCTGTTGCCTGAATAGGAACATTGACCAATCGGTTCTTCAGC